ATAAGTTGCTATTCCTGCTGTTGATGCATAAGTTGCAATACCAGCATTAGTTGCATAAGTTGCTATTCCTGCTGTTGATGCATAAGTTGCAATACCAGCATTAGTTGCATAAGTTGCTATTCCACTTGAAGTAGCATAAGTTGCAATACCACTAGAGGTTGCATAAGTTGCTATTCCTGCTGTTGATGCATAAGTTGCTATTCCACTTGAAGTAGCATAAGTCGCTATTCCTGCAATAGGCGCATAAGTTGTTGTGACTGTAACGATACCAATTCCATTAGAAGGTTCTAGTGAAATTCCAATTCCAGAAATAATTTGATTGACAATATTTGGTTTGTTTAAAATAGATGTAACGCCAACATTTGAATTCCAATCGGAATTACTTTGTATTCTTGGTCCATCAATTTGGTCGTAATGAGTTCCATTATGAATTAATAAGTCGCCATCTTGAAGTGATAGAGTTCCATCTAATCCCAAATTAGTTGTACCAACTCCAACTACCGTCCATTCCCAACCAGCTTCTCCTGATGCGTCCGTAATTGGTGGAGTATTAGTCTCAACATTATATAATCCCTTGTAGATAACAGCACCAGTAATCGTTGGTGGTGTCTCCCAAGACATTACATAATTACCACCAACATTAGTAACCTTAAGGAACTTATCCGCCGTTGCTGCTGTTTGTGATGGGAAATATGTTAATCTTGAATTATCATAGAAAGTGATACCAGTAGTACTACCAGTTCCTGCAAATGTTAATCCTTCAGTATTAATTGTTAAATCTAATGTTTTTGCAATTGAACCAATCGGTGCATTATAAAATCTATATTCTGCTCCCTGCCTACTATTTGTAAAGTTTTCTCTTGCATAAACTTCTATATTGTTTGCTGCAGGTCCAGTTGGAAATGTAGTAGTACCAAATCCAACTGTACTATAACGACTTAAAATATCACCAGAAACTATTGCACTTGGAGATGCAGCAGTTCCACGACCTGCACGACTAATATAAGCGGGAAATACTCCAGTGCCAAATGCATCATTTGTAATACGACTTACTGCATTATCATTACCAGTAATATGAAGCATTCCACCAGCATTTATAACTGGTTGATATGCTCCACCTGCTGAACCAATGATACTTACTCCACCAATATCCCCCGCAGGAATAGTTGGAGGATAATATTGAGTGCGTCCTGTGCGGTCTGTATAATATGCCGTTCTATTACTGCTGTCTTGAATTTTTATTGAACGATTGAATATAACATCTGCGGTTGCACCAAGAGAACCAAAATAAACATCCCGAGCAGGATTTTTAATTTTTATATTATTATCTGATAAAATCCACTCACCAACTTCTAAACCTGCACCACCTTTGATATAGAAGTTACCATCCTTTGCTCCAAGTGCTTGGTCGTTTCCTAATGTTTCGTCCTGAACATAAATCGTACCAGTTCCAAACCAGACCTCTTTAAATCTTCTTGCAGGAGAACCTAAAGACCAGACATTCGTTGTATATGGAAGAATATCAGAGTGAGTAACAACATTACCACTAGCGCCAGCGTTCAAGGTAATATCAGTAAAATCTTGAGTTGCGATTGATAAACCAGGATTTACAACTGCACGAGCAAAATTGATGATTGTTCCATATGGTATAGGGGATATACCTGCACCTACGGGGAAAGTCTTATTGGTAATAATAACATTATTATATGAACCAGTACCAATACCAATAATTGCACTTCCAACTGAAATACCTGCACCAGCAATAATATCACCGATTTGAAGTGTGGGTGATGGAACTACTTGCAGTTCATAAACTGTATATGGAACACCAGTAATACCATAAGTCAATCCATAACTACCAATACCAAGATTAGCATATGGTCCATATTCAAGAACTGAACTTAAATTTGCTCTTGTAATATTCGCAACAATTGAAGATACACCAGTAATTACAGAACCAACTGGAAGATTTACAAACGAAACTCCAATACCATTCGTGGTTGTATTTCCACGGCCAGTAACTGTATCCAGAGTTTCATTGGTTAAAAGTTCACCAATACTTCTTGTAAATTCTGCAGTATTTGTATTAGAATTCCACTGCAACAATCCACCATTATAAGAACCAGAATTCGTTGCAACACCAACAATATCATCCAAATACCTTAAACGAGTTTCGCCACCACCACCTAAAGTGGAGAGTTGTTGCTGAATTCTATTTAAGAATAATCTATAATGTTGATTGAAATCTTTAACTGTTAAAAATTCTTGATTTAATGGAGTTAGAGGATCTTTATTTTTTGAAGAAGGTAGTTCAGTATAATTAGGCTGAGTGAAATTAACTCTTTCTTTTTTAGTTTCCCGTCTTTCAATAATTATATCTTCTTGGGTTATTTCTTTTTTAGATGTTGGTAAATTTATTTTTTTATTTATTTTTTTATTTAAAGTTTTTTGTACTGTATTTTCTGTTAATTGCGACCAAAAAAGATCATCAAAAGATTCACCAACAAGATTCTCCTTTTGCTCTTTAATAATTTTTTTCCCTAAACTAATAGTAGAGAAAAAATCGGATAAGTCACTTGAGCCTACTCCAAAATCCTCCACTTATCAATCCTCATCATCGTCATCGTCTTCACCATCTTCGTCTTCATAATCTTCATCATCATCTTCTTCTACCTCGTCGCCAAAAATATTAGCAGCAACATAAGGTTTTGCGAATTCAACTCGTTCTGCAGCTTTTGTATAAAGTGAACTAATGATTGCATCTCTGATTGCATCAGGGCTTTCATCATTCATAATCATTTGTCCGATACTTTCCATAAAAATAAAATGTAGTATTTGCTTTATTTAGTGTAATTAAATTTCACCCACTGTTGGAGGGCTAGTGCTTGCTCCAGATACTCCAGGTTCCTTCATAGGAGAGCCTAGAGTCTGTCCTCCAACTGCACCCTGCTGTGGAGGCATTCCACCTCCTGCGTCCATTGGAGGCTGCATCATCATCGCATTAGGATCTGGAAGAACTCCATCTTTAATTTCTTTTTTAATTTGCTTATCAATATCAATCATTTCAGTATCAGTTTGACCTAGAACAGTCTTTCTTACATACTCAACAGAAAAATATCTTCCTAGATAGGGTTCCATTGCAGCAATTACTGCTAGTTTATCATTTAGAATTTCATTTTTCTTTAGGTCTGAAAAATGATTATCATATAGGAAGTCAAATTGAATATGATCTGCGAGTTTTTCCCAATCTTCAGGCGTGACGATATTTTTAAGAATTAATTGAGTCTTAAGCATATCAATAAACATTTGAGAAAATCTCTTTCTCAATCTACCGACAAATCTTGTGAACTTAAGTTCGTCTCTTAAAATTTCAGAAGAACGACCTAAATTAAATCCACCACCCGCATCTAGTCTAGTTGAAGGAACTCCTAAAGATTTGTAAAGTTTCTTTTGGAAATATTCAAGATCACTTAATTCTCCTAAATTTTGACCGCCAGGTAATGTTTGAACTTCAGTTCCTTTACCACCATCTCTTCTTGGAAGCCAATAGTCTTCCATCATCGCCATATACTTTCGATCGTCTTTCACCTCACCAGTAGAATTACAGGTGTAAATTCCAGATTCTAGAGCAAATGTATGATAGTTATGATAAGTCTCATTTCTATCAATAGTAAGAGTTCCTACATCAATAGCATTTTCTAAAAGTTCTATGGATTTAATTTTATGATTTTTATATACAAATGAGTTTTTATAATCTTTCCAGGAATTAAACCCTAGGTTCTTACAAACATTTGTTAAATTGTGATAATTAAAATTTTGAAGAGGTCTTTCACTTTTACCTTTCTTTGGAACTTTATTTGAATTTAATTCTCTCCACTCTTCAAAGTTAAGATTTTTATTTACGTAATTTATAGTTTTCTCAAATCCGTAATTATTTTTAACACACTCTTCAACTAGGCTGAATACTTGTTCAGTATATTCTATTGTTTGTTTTTTGGAGTGGTTAATACGTTGTAGATTAGACCCTTCCCCATACCAACGAGCTATATTAGCTAGTTTATTAATTTTAATAAAGTGCTCCTTTGGTAGTTTTTTAGCCCTAACTGAAGCATCATCTCTTTGCTTTTCTTTCCATCCATTACTAATTGATTCACAATAATTAGCTCTAAACTCTTCATTATTTTTTAATAATTCTTTTAACTTATCGGAACCTTTTTTAGAGTTTTTAATAATTTCATTTTTAGATAGTCCGTGAATTCCAGATTTATTCTCAAAGGATTTTTTACCTCCAATCTTTCCATATATTTTTCCATTCTCACTCATTTGTTCTTTAGTGAGATTAATATATGGAATTCCTTGTTCTTTTCTTTTTTGTGCGCAAACTTTTCCACCAATTTTTCCAGATTGACTAGAATGTTGCTTATGATAATCAAAATGATCATTTCTAGACATTCGAGTTAAATTCTCTGGAGAATTATTGAAACGATTATAATCCTTATGGTGTACTGTTCTCTTCTCCTCATTAATTCTCAATGGATTATAATTATATTCGTTAGTTATATCAATTGCATCTTTCCATTTTGAAACTAACCTATGAGTAAATGTCCAATTTTTAGTTTCATTTTCATAAATTTGTTGATATTTTGAATTTTTACTAGCACTAGTTATTGATTTATTTCTAGTGTAGAATGGAATCATTGAATCACCAACGATAAGATTTTGAGCTTCAACCTTTCCTTTATTCCATACTGGAAATTTATGATCAAGAGTGCAAGTAATTGACTCATCATTATCTAAAGTAATTTTTAGTACTTTTTCATTTCTTCTAGTGATACCAGCCCAACTTATAATTCCAGGTGCAAATTTTCCTGTAGATGGGTCGCAAGAATATGCCCAAAGAGTTTCTCCATTATCATATTCTTCAATAATTTTAGATAGTGATAATACTCTTCCATCTAAAAGTGGAATTCTTGTTTCCAAAGATAAACATTGGTCGTAAATTAATTTATTACGATAGCGATTCATCACATCTGTCATATATTGTTCGGCTTGATTTCTTGGAAGACCTCCAATATCAATATAGAAGATTCTTTTTTCGCTAGAACGACTTAAACGATAGATGACTAAACTATCTTCAATCATTCTCAATTGATTAAGAGATTTGATTGCTTTATGTAAGTATGAAAGAATTGTTTGACGGTTTCTATCAACTAATCCTGAAGTGACGTAGGTAACTGAATCTTTTGATAGTTTCACAGCCTTTGAGGCTGCTGTAGCACTCGTATGAAGGCTTGATTGAGTTGGAGTATACCCAGAACTTGGGTCATATATGTAATATTCTTCAATGATTGGACTTGAAATGTTATCAATATCATTAGCCCGAGCAAGCATTGAACGCACTTGCGCTGTTAATGTACTTTCTTCAGTCTTCTTTAATTTTCTAACATATTTAATTTTTAGGGGGTCAATATAACGTACTTCTTTAATTCCTTCTGAGGGATTCTTTAAATCTATGACTTTATGATAATATACTCTTCCATCTACATACCAATTGCGAAAGATTTCGTGGGCTTTTTTATCAAAGTCCATTATTTCTTTAATATATTTAAACTCCTTACGAATTACTTCCTTTAATTTATCCGAAGCATTAAGATTTGTTAATTCAATTTCAACTGGACTATCATTTAGATCTGATACAATGCCTTCATTAACAACATCTTCTATGGCGCTATCACACTCTGGGTGAAGAGCCATTTCTCTATATCTACGGACTAAATCAGCTTCATTTTTATATACACCTTCAATATCTACATATTGACCGTAAAATCCACTTGTAACGTAGTGGTCTGATTTATCTTCTGAATTTGGGGCAACTGGGGAGATAATTTTACTATTCTTATTCTCCCCAGTATCTTCAATTTTAAAGCCAAATAATTTAGCCATTACAATATTCCTTCATTTAATCAATACTATTTAGAAGACTGATTGAGATGGTGCTGGAACTGTTGCTCCATTAGGTTCAGAAGTATCAAATATTTTTGTACCAGTTGCATCAAAAGCGTCCCACCACTGAACTTCAAAGGTGACTCCAAATTCTTCAATTGTATCTGTAGTATCGTATGAAAGGGGGATAGCATCCACTGCAGATGGATAACAACCGTATAATTTATAAGATTTTATAACTGGAATAGGAGATGCAGTGTCTGGAGCGGGTGCAGTGTTAACAACACCTCTTGATAGTTGATGAACTATAATTTCCCTTTGATATAGTGATGGAGTGATAACTCCAGAGTTATCATCGTGTCTATTGATATAGTTACTCCACTTCTCAAATGCATTACGAAGTCTGAAGTTGGTATCGTTAAGAACCGTAATATTCCAAGTATCAAAGGTTCTATCTCCTGCAATTTTTAAAGTTCTACCTCTAAAAGGAACTGCAATTGTAGTAAGATTTGATGCGGGCAATGCTGCAGTTTTAATTAAAAATCTAAAATCAGTAGCAGCTTCATTATCAATTTTTATGGCTTCTGGGAATGTAAGTTCACATTCAAATAAATTAGCTCTTGCTCCACCCCCAACCAAACGATTCTTAAAATCGTAAATAGTTCTGTCTGTATAGTTTCCTATGTTTGCCTGTGCCATTGTCTTTAAATCTCCTTTAAGTTAATTAAACAGTACCTACGATTTCAGAGAATGAAATCCCAGTTCTAGTAGCAACGAAGGTAAGACCAATAAAGTTAATACTTCTTGCTGGTTTGATATAGATATCAGCTTTAAATTGATTAGAATCAATGACATCAGGGGTATTATTTGATTCATCACAAACAAGTAAGAATTCAGTAATACCTCTCTTTGCTCTTACATCACGAAGATATGGCTCAACAATGTTTACAAAATTACTTCTTGTAATTGCATCGTTAAATTCAAATAGTTGGGCTCTAGCTGATCTTTCAATCGTTCTTTCAAGTGTGAGGAATAGTCTTCTAACATTAATACGATCAAAAGCTGATTCATAAGCAGATGCTGTTTTATCACCGTAGAGCATTATACCTTGACCTTGTGCTACAATGATGGGATTAATTCTATTGGTATAGAGTAAATCTCTTTGAGCTTCAGATGGGTTGTATGCTAGTTTGATTGCATTGTTAAGAATGCCTCTAGCTGCTCCAGCAGGAGAATACCAGGAGTATTGATTGATAGAAGTTCTAGCCATCAATCCTGCAACATCAGAGTTACAAGAAAGATATAGAAACTGATTGTTAAAGCGATCATACATATACTTATATCCAGCATCAAACACTGCATATGTACTTGCAGTAACGCCGTTGAAGAACTTAATAATATTATTTGTTTGTGTAGTTGAATTTGATTGACCTACAACATCTGTTTCAAAGGCAGAAACAACTGCAATACAATCTTTTCTACTTTCTGCTAATGAGATGATGTAATTTGCCTTAGCCTGAGCTTCATACAGACTATCTGTACCAGATGGGCCAGAAATAATGAAATTAACTCCATATAAAGCAGGATTTTCAAATACAGAGTAAGCAGTTACTACATCAGCTTGAGATACTTTATAATTAATACCGTCTGCAATATAATCTGTTCCACTTCCAAGAGTATATTTTTGATTACCTGAAACATCAAAAAATCTATTATTAGCAGAACTTTGCCAAGATCCATTACTATATGCACTATAGTTATTAATTTGGTTAAATCTTGAAGCTACTGTATCTGGAGCAGTTCCAACAAATAGGTAATTTGAATTATCACGAATATAATCTTTATAGTAAGTTGATTGAGCTGGAGTAATTTTACCATCTATTGCTTTAGAAAGTTTTGAATATCTTTCTAAAATTTCTCCAACATTACCATTTACCTTACCTTCAGTATCAACTACAATAATGTTAAATTCATCATTTTTACCGCCACTTGAATTAACAAATTGTGAGGTTGAAGGTCTTTCGGTAATATTTTTCCAATATACAGTTGAGTTTCCAAGTTGTACGGTTTGATTATTATACCAATCATTTGAAGTAAATAAATTTGAAGTATATGTTGCAATTCCCACACTACTATTAATAGGATCAATAATCCTAATAGTATCTTCAGGTTGAATTGAATATAAAGGATTATTCTCTGAATAATCAATAAATTCTTCTACGGAAGTATCTGTTGAATATCTTGAAATTAACTTAACATCTAATGAAGAATTTCCAACTCCTGTGATAATTCCCTTCAAATATCCATTAAATGTGCTAGTTTGTCCTACTCCAGCATATTGTCTATCAACAACTGAAATACTAACTCCAAATCCAACCTCAACACTAGTAGTGCTAATTCCACTGATAATCTGATCTGCAGCAGCATCAATAGTATAAACTGTTAAATTATTCGCCCAAGTTCCAGGATTTTTTGCAGCATAATAAAAATTATCCAATGGGTTATTTTCAAGGTCTCCACTTTTATTAGTATAGTCCTCAACTGATTTAATCTTCACAGTTGCAGTTGTACCTACTCCAACATAAGCATTATTCATAGCACCTTCAACTGTGCTATTAACACGAACTACTTGAAGAGTGCCGCCATATGAAAGATAATTTGATGCGTGTAGCCAATATGCATTTTGATTATTTTCAATTTTTGGTTTTCCAAAAACATCAAGTAATTGCTGTTCGTTTTGAATTAAAACAGGAAGTTCTACTGGGCCTTTTGAAAAAGGACCAGCAAAAGCTCCAATCTGATCGTTTGATTGACTTATTGATCCTTTAGTTAAATCAACTTCCCTAATTTTAACACCAGGAGATACTAAATTTACCGCCATCTGAATACCTCTATAAGAAGCCTAATTTTTATCTATAGGTATTTATAAAAAGGTAATTTTAGGTATTACCAATTATTATAGCTACCAGAATATGGATCAAAATCAAAGGTTTCGTAAATTGAATTTCGCTGCTTATCTGCAATCAACCAAACATCTCCAGTTTTCTTATCAATAATTTTTTCATCATCATCCATTCCATTATTAAAATATCCAAGTGGAGCCAATTCTAAATCAAGTTGTTCTTTTTGCTCCTCTGATATTTTTTTACGAACATCATTGTTAGTTAAATCTTTAAAATAATCCTGAACGATTAGCCAAGCAAAAATAACTAAACAACTTATGAGGTCGTCATTACATCCAATTTCAGCTTCATATGAATTATTCTTTGAAATAAATGTAGTCAATTCACTTATAATCTCAAAGTCTCTAATTAATACTTTATCATCTTCAATAATCGTTTTTAAATTAGAACATCCAACTCTTTTCACTTGTTTAGAAATTTTAAGACCATACTGACTATTTCTACCATATAAACCTTGACCGATTACTTGACCGGCTCTTCCATTCACTGAACTCATTAATAGATTTCCATACTCCAAATCATAATGAATATTTTTTGCTACTTGTTCTCCAACGCTTGCAATTTCAACTAGAATATAAGCATCATTATATGCAGTCGCAGTACGCTTTATAACATCAGCTAACAGCATTGGCTTTAATTCATTATTTTTATATTTTGTGACGATAGTATAAGGTATACTTGTGATATCAAATACAATAAATGCGTGATAGTCTTTACCAACACCTTCAGAGCAATCAACTATAATAAGATAGATATGATTTTTTTCAGGCTGCTTGTAAATATCTAATCCATCACTTCGTGAGATTGGTTTGTCGTGAATTAATGTATTAATTTTAGCCGCAGATATGAGAGTACCTGCCGAGCCAAGGAAAGAGCATTCAAATTCCTGATTCCAAGAATCAATTCCAGTGTTAGCAATTGTTTGTTCTTTGAATTTCTGATCTCTACCTGGAACCTCCGACCAATGAACTTCAGTTGTAATATATTCATTTAATTTCCGCTCAGCTTCCGTCCATAATCTATAATACATATTCATTCCGTTAGGCGTGGAAACGACTATAACCTTTGTATTTTTACCAGAAGTAATTGTAGGATATGTAGAGCGAAAGAATTCCTCGGCAATATTATTTGCAATGAACGCAAACTCATCCAAGAAAATAATATTATATGTTCCACCACGAACCGATGACGCAGAGGTAGAAGCTGCAATTATTTTAGAACCATTATCTAATTCTAATGATGCTTTATTCCAAATCTTTACGCCTTGTTGCATCCATTTTGGTAAATTCTCATAAGCTAGCTGCAATCTTGCTAATAAGTCTTTCGCAGTGTGAGCTTTGTTTGCTAGAATTGCAATATTCACACTATCATTAAAAATTGCATAATGTAGAAGATATGAAACTGCAGTTGTTGATTTTCCTGAATTATGAGTAGGTATAAAATTATTACCACAAACAAATAAATGAGAACTATCATCTACTGTTATGCAAGAAACTGGAACACTTTCATTCTTTTCTACTTTTATAATTATATGTTTCCCGTCTTCAGGAGTATTTCCATCTGTAGTTATAAATTGATTGGGTATTACTGAACTTTCAATATGTAATTTTTTATTATTAATATATGCTTCATATATTTGATGCGTTTCTAATAATTGTTTTTTACCATTAATATTGATTTTCCATTGATGTAGCTCATCGGAAATTATAGCTTCGCCTGAATTAAAATAAATTTTATAACAATTAGTATTATAAAATACTTCACTTTTT